TCAAAACACTTTTATATTTTTTTAATTCTATAATTAATGGCTTCCAAATTGCCTGCTATTTATTATCTAAAAGGTGCTGGTAAAAAAAGTAGGCGTAAAACCAAAAAGTCTATAACGGAGAATACACTAGCAACTCCGTCTGAAGGAGTTGACCATTTTATACTAATTAAAATTATAGCATTGATTCGCAACGAAAAAAATGCTCCCGATGATAAATTAGAATTTCTTCTACAAGATTTAGCAGAAAATGGTATTAGACATGATGCTGTTTATTTTCACCTTAGATTCAACAATGGTGAAACATTGAATAAAAAAGAACTTATAAAAATGTTACAACAAGGTAGAATAAGATTTAATGGAGCAGAAATTTATCATATTTTAAATGCCCTCGACGATATTGTAGTCAAAGTTAAAGATATTGATTCCAAAACTGAAATTGAATATTTAGAACTCCTATATAGTCCACAGAATATGGCAGTTTATTACAATATCGAAAGAAGTTTTAATGAACTGAAATTGGAATCACATAAACTAAACTTAGGAATATTACATCAAAGAACTCTATTCGAATACTTGAGATTATTTAATGAAGAATTGAAGAAACTACTGAAATTTGACATAGAGCAGATTGTGTCTGCTGATACGCAACGTGCCCACAAGGCCAGTGAACGCCTATATAGAGCTTCTGATAAAAAAAGTTGGCACGGATTCCCGGTGCAACAACAAGCTTCATTCGAGGCAGCTATTGGCAACGAAATACTACAAGATACCGACAGCAAAGGTGAATTATTACTTTCGTCCACACTTGAACACTATTTAAAAAGAAAAGGTATTATGTGGAGAGATTCAATATTTACTGCAGCAAAAAGGGCAAAAAATAGACTTAATATTAAAAAACTAATGAAACCATTCCAAGACATGGACGAAGACTTTCCACCATTTGTACCAGAAGATATTGAACAATCTATTTCCAATTTATATGATAAAACAAAGGAAATGAATGACTTCAATCAATTACGAGTACAAGAAGCGACTATACGGGACGACTATAAAAAAGCCCTTGAAGTTAGAAAAGAATCTGATATAGAATTAGATAAAATAAAAGAGGTTAAAGATAAATTAGCAGGCGAATTAATTACTGTAATTACACACAATGGTGAAGATCTTGATACATTAAGGATAAATAATGCCAAGAAGCGCCTTGAAGAAGGAGAAAAAAAGGTAGCAACACATGAAGCCAAAGAAATGGAATATAGTATTGATGATTTAAAACTCACTGATAACGAACGTGACTATTTGGAACCAAACTACAGGGATAAGTTAACAGTCAATGAATATGAACGTGACAATTGGAATAGAAGTGCTTTGAGTCCATTCAGAAAACAACGTGCAAGGGCAAACGAATATGCCGAGTCGTGGAAAAATACAAAATATGATAGCAGGCCACCTATTATCCCTACCAACACTCCACTCAGTAGTAGTGAAGATGAAGATGAAGAAGATGAATATAAAGGTTGGGCAGAATCTAAGGATGAATCAACTGGTGGGGGTCCCTATGCTTTATCTTATTATCTAAAAGGTGCGGGTAAAAAAAGTAAGCAGCGTAAAACCAAAACCACTATGTCTAAAGAATTTGAACATTCTTTATTAATTACAATTGTGAATCTTTCGACCGAATCAGTAATTATTTCTTTTACCCTTCATTTCAACAACGATGATAAATTTTCAGACAATCAACTCAAAAATATCTTAAAAAAGGAAAAGGGTGAGTTTAGTGAAGCAGAAACTCAAGAACTTTTAAATGCTCTTAACTATCTTAAAGAAGCTGTTAAAGATATTGATTCAAAAACTCAAATAGAAGATATACGAATTTTCTATCATCCAAGTAATATAGCAAGATTTACAGAAATCAAACAACAAATATCTGATGTTAAGCCATTTGTATCTAAAAACAACATAAAAGTATTTGAGGATAGAGTTATGTTAGAATACATCAAGCAATTTAATCTAGGCCTTTCGCTCGACCCCAAGGCGGGGCCAAAGGATCTCACGAAGCAGCAGGCCGAGGCCATCGCCAACCTTTCCGTTAAAAAAAGATCAGAATTTGAACAGTTTTTAAAATCAGGAAATCAGTTTAAAGAGTTCGTGGCGTCTGTATCAGATAAAACTATAAATACACTGAATATTGAAAAGATAATGCAACCATTCAAAGATACACTCAACTTTCCCACATCTTTACCAAAAGATATTGAAGAATCTGTTTTAGATTTATATGAAAGATTAAAAAACATTAGTGATTTCGACGAAATAAATGCTATTGAATTAGAATGGAAGTCAAAATTTAGAGAGCATTTAAAGCTAAAACAAAAAACTGATTCAATATTAAATACTCTTATTGCGGATAGAGAGGGATTAAGAGGCCAATTAGTTACTGTAACAACACACAATGGCGAAGATCTCTATTCACTAAAAATGAGAGAATATAATAAGAAGAATCCGGAAATGGAATCAAAAGCTAAAATGGTGGAAAAAGGTCAAGAACGACGGAAAGAAATACAAGCAAAACTCGCACAAATGATGGAAGAATCTGTAACACTTTTGGGAGATAAATTACCACCTTCATTAAGAAATGAGAACGCTGGTAAGAATTATAGAAACATTTTAAACGCCACTCTTAGAAAACCGGATGGACAAGATTTTGAATTCGACAAAACAACTCAAATTGATTCAGAAAACAAACAACTTAAAAGTTATGCAGTAACATGGGCAAAAGATGAAGAAACGCTACAAAAATTAGTAAATCTACTTGAAGATTTTAATTATATTACTAATAATAAACCAATACATAACAAATTTGGTCAACAAACTTTAGAAACATTGTATAGGGTATATGATGTAATAGACAGTCCTGAAAAATATAGTAAACGACAAATCAATAATATTTCGGAAGATGTTACAAATATTAGAAATGCTTTGTGGCCAAATGATATTGAATTATGGCAATCCTATGATAATATTAAGAAAATTTATAATTCTCTTCGAAATTATTTAGTAAGAAACGGCTGGAATCTTAAGCCAAGCTTTCTCGGTGACACGATTATAGCAACTCCAGCACCAAAGTATGAGATTTATGGGTCGAAAACTGAAGATGACCCTTTCAGTAACACAGAATATAAACTACTAATAGAATTAGTAGATAGGTTTAGTATATTATTACCAGAAAATGAAATTTTGATTAATGAAAGAAGGTTAGAGATGCAAAAAGGTATGCAGCTGCAAAATACTAATGTGTCAGAAAATAAATTAGACAAAATGGTAAAAGAGACAAATTATATTACAAGCATTCTTAAAGGAATACTTGAATTACCAAGTGATAAAAATAAGTGGGCACCATCAAAATTACAAAAGTGGAAAATATTAGATCTACATAAAAGGTTGTCTATAGATTTAGAAAAATTATTAGAAGAAGAAAAAAAGAGAGTAGCTGAAAAGATTAACCTACAATTAGGAGAAGGACAAGAATGGAAGGGAGTGGTAGAAATATCTACTGAAGATATGGATCATTTTCTAAATATGGACCAGTTCAAAGAAAAGGAGGATGAGAAAATTAAATCAATTATTTCGCCAATTATTGATGAACTTTTAAAAGAAACATCTACAAATAGTGATTATCTAAACGAAATTATAAATGAAGCAACAACTGAAGAAATACAACAAGCGGATTATTATGATAGTGAAGATGATAGTGAAGTAGAACCATTATGGAAATTGAGAAAATTTATATGGGATAGTGATGATGATAGTGAAGATGATAGTGAAGATAGTGATGAAACTAACGATTCTGTTCCTCCTCTTTTAAATATTTCAGATTTAGAAGAGGGTCCAATTCAGGATTTGTAATACCATCTCCTACATTTATTCTTAAAATTCCACAATAACTTATGTAATCCAATAGCTTTTTTTCCATATCTTCAAATTCAATTCTTGATATTCTATCATCAATATCAATAAAACCCGTTTTATAACAATATTTTAATATATCCGTTGGCAATATATGTAAATCATTCAATAACTTATCTGCAATTATGAATGCCGTTATAATTATTACCTTTATATTCCTTAAATCATCCTTAATCGGGGTTCCTTTCTTTATATTCAAATTGATATAATTGTTCGTTATGAAAGCTGTAATTGATAATTGTTCTAATAATTTAGCATCTCTATATATATCTTCAGCTTCATGTGACTCTTCTATTTTTTTTGCTACTTTGAATAATTTTTCGAAACAATTTTGATATCGTTTTGAACGTCTGGATATATACATTTATGTACAGTTGAATTAATAGACACAATCTATTTTTTTAATTATGTAAGACTTTAAATTGCGTTTTTTCACAGTTTCTTCTCTATAAATATACCAAGATGACTAACAAATCGAGATTGAACAACCATTTGAAGAAAAGAGAAATTAACGAAAGAATTGAATCCGTTCGCGGAGAAATTGTTGAATTACAAACTCTCAGCGGAAATGCTTTAGAAAGCTATTACATGAGAATTAAGAATCTTGATGAAGATGCATTAACCATGTTTTGGAAACCTCAAGTCGCGGCATCCAACGCACAAGACGGAAATGATATGATTGAATCCGCCGTAGTAGGTTATAAAGATGTTTTAGAAAGTTTAACCAAGGGATACAATCACGTACAATCGGCCAATGATACATTCAAAGAGTCTGATTGGATTGATTTACAAGACAAACTTAATAGTGTTGTAGCAGGAATCGCAACTATCGCGCGATTTACAGAATATAACGGTCAAGTACTTATTAATGGAGAATATCTCAGTAGTACAAATGAACCTTCCGCTACATTTCTTGTTGGTGTAAAACCAGAGGATACTGTTTCTTTTGAACCAAAAAATATGATACCAAGTGTTCTTGGTAAAGTAGTTTTAGATGAACCAATCCTTGCGGACGATGGTGTCACAGAAGTTTCAGAAGCATATGTTGACCATTTTTCAAAGCGTGGTCATGATGGTGTCGTATTATCTGTTGCATCAACAGAAGTTGGCCAAGCCGCTTTGAATTCTATTACTTCCGCCATATCTGAAGTTAAAGAAACTATTTCAGATGCTAATCTTATACAAGATGATTTAGTTCGTATTAAAGGGTTTATGGAAGTTAAAGCTCAAAAGGGTGCCAGCTTTTTAAGCAAGTTCAAAAATAACCGCGCTTTAGAGTTAGCACAAGAACTTGAAGATTTAGAGGGACAGTTAGAACTTTTAGGTACTATGGAAGTTTAAATGTTGTATTTCCTATATTTGCGTAAATAATAGTATTCGATCCTCTCCATTGCTGTCGCCACTTTACATACGCAATATTTATGACAAACACTACCAGTATGCCAAGAAATATCCACTAATAAAGGTATACCATTGAGCCTTCGCCATTTTTTCTCAATATATCCTTTCAAAAATTCTTTAGATACAACCGGTATTTCATATATTTCTAAAAAAGATACTATATATCTGTATACATCCAGCATACATACCAATTTTATAATATCTTTCCTCACATTTTTAAATTTAATATAACCTTATTATAATGATTGCAATATTTCTTCTTACTATTCTTATTGTACTAATATGTGTGTTATTATATCTGTTTACATATCTTATTTTTGAATTAAAATCAAAAAATGATAATCTCAAAAAAATATCACAATGTCCAGATTGTAATATTAAATGTCCTGTAGTTAAAGGGTGTGAACCATGCGAAACGTGCCCGAATGATAAACCAATTACTTCATCCCAACTAAAACAGGCAATCATCTCACATCTCGCAAATGAACTTACTACAAATGTTACACAAAGCTTGCGCGGAAAAAAACCAGAAGAGTTTAAGACTTCAATGGATAATCTCACATCGCATATAGTAATGCTAATGAATCTTGCAAAGGAAAAACCTGAAGATTTCAAAGCGATTATTCAACCCATGATGTTAAACCTTGCAGACGGACTTACTGCCAAATTCGCCCAGAAAAATCCAGAGGCCTTCAAAACCCAAATGGATGCTATGGTACCACTTATTGCAGATGAACTTATTGCCAAATTAGCTAAACAGAATCCAGAAACCTTTAAGGCCCAAATGGATGCTATTACTTCGCAGCTATTAGAAGAGATGAATTTTGTAAAACAGAATCCAGAAGTCTTTAAGACTCGAATTGAAATAATCCTTACACACCTTTTAGGTGGGATTGAGCAGAAAAAACCCCATTCTCGACAATCGGCTCCCACAAGAACCGCGTTTAAAAAGCACATAGACAGTGCCTCCTCAGACAGTGATGATTTAACCCCAATTAACTTTGATGATATACTCAATGATTTACCAGTTGATGATGATTTAACCCCAATTAACTTTGATGATATACAATTTGATGATGATTTACCAGAAAGACGATTCGATGTTGGAAGAGATAAAGAAAATGCTATTCAAAAAGCAAAACAATATCTCACAACACCAGCGCCAGCTGAAAATATTATTGCCGAACAATTTATATTAAAAGAAAATTTTATATCTAAGTGGACTCCAGTCGGCAAAGAACCGACAATTTTATTACCTACCATCAAACCATTCCAATCTTTGAAAGATTAGGGGTAATAGTGGCTGATAAGAGCAGCCTGCATCGCCTTTGTATCCTTCTTAGCAGACAAACCAGCTTTCTCAATTAGGCTCGAAAGCTCGCTCTTCTTCATCTTTACAATCTGTTCCTGCGAAGGAGTGCGAGCTGTTGGAGGGTAGAAAAACGCTACAACAAGCTCACGAGTATCCTTCAAAGAAGCTTTGGCAGGAATAACAACGTTATTCTTTTCAATAAGCTTTGTTAGCTCACTCTTCTTCATTTCGCGAATCGCTTCCGCAGTTGGTGTAATCGATTCCTTCGACATCTTCTGGTCCCAAGCGACCTTAGCCTTGGCAGTCAACTCTTCAGCCTTAGCATTCCAGGGGCGACGCTCCTTCTCTGACATTTTCTTCCATAAAGCACCAGCTTGCTTTGTAATCTCAAGGACGTTTTCCTTGAGTTTGCCATTGGGATCACCGCGAGGAACACGCTTGGAATCGCGGTAATTAGCGCAAAACGCGAGATAAGGACTAATCTTACGGAAACGTACTACCTTCTTCTTACGCTTTTTGTCAGCTACTTCTGGCATAGGAATAGCCATGTATGATTCGACGCGCTGCGAAAAAGTTTTGAGCCAATTGGCGGCATCTTTTGAAGAAACCGAAGAACAATCTTTGGCAATAGCGTTTAGGATAGTCATTCTATCAGCAACAATGTAAGATTTAAGGTTTTCGTTTGTCATAACAGACATATCCTTAGTCATTGTATAATTTATTACTATATAACCGCGCCTTAAGTGGTTTTTTCTGAATCTCTAAAAAAATGAGACAGGTATCAAATTATTTCCATGAAGGATTCTCTTTTTTAGTAGGACCATTATTGTAAAGCCAATTCGCAAAATCAGTCTGTTTATTCGCTATACCTGTATTTGGCATAGTATAGAATTGCCTTTGTGAGTTGTTTTTTCCGTAAATATCATTTATATCTTCATACAAATTTGACTCAAAAGCATCTTCTATTTGTTTTTTTGTATCTTGTGTATATGAGCATGCCTCAGGTCTATCTCTAGAATCACCAGGCATTACATTCATAAATGGATTATTCAAACTTGGTTTCAAACAATCATCGTTTATTTGTTCCTCTTTTTCACCGAAATATTCCTTTAACTCTTTCAATCCTAATCCCCATTTGACTAAGCAATAAATTATTATCATTGATATCAATGGTATCAATAATATTAATGACTCACCTCTAACTAAATACAGCAATACAGAACCATAGATTATGAATCGGGTTACTGCGTTTATCTTTTCAAAATACGTCATATCGTCGGTTGGGACAAAATATTTCAAATTTTCTTTTGTTAATAATTCAGAAGGCTTTGTTACCCATGACTCTCCCATATTAATTATATATACATATAATAATGAATAAAAAATTGTATGAATTACATTATGCAGCTCATGTAGCAACAGTATTATTTCTCGTAGCTATTTTTATCATGACTGTTCTTGTATACAAATCTACAAAAACTATACTTGTATCAATGAAAAAACGCCAAAATAATGATTGTCCCGCGTGTAACATAATGGGATTTTCACAAATAGATTATTTCAAAAACTGTAAAAATCTAGAAAAAATCGAAGATTGCCCATGTAATCAATAAAAAACAAATTTTTTTGTTTTTAACTAGGTGCCGAACTAATTTTTTGAAACAGTTTGTGGTATAATTTACAAATCTTCCCAAGAATCCGGAACATCGATTTGTTCCAGTTTCTCCTCAGATTCATCATCACCTTCGAAAGACGTAATAATATTCGGAACGATTTTCTCTTCTTCTGTATTATTTTTGATATTCTTTCGCTCCTTGATTATTTTCTTCCTCCTTTCGATAAGATCGGACGAAACACCAAAACCCTCAAGCTCAGCTCGGCCGCCAGCCATAATGAATTGTACGAACACGCACAATCCAGCCAGCTGCACTTCATTTAATCCGGTTAAATGTAAACCAGATTCTTTTAAAGCGTTCAAATAATTTTCAATAGTCGCGTTTCTAATCACCGAATCCTTATTCATAATGTCAAAGATTTCACCGCTTTTCCAAACATTGTTGACTAACTTGTCACACGAGAAATCGCGCTTGAAAATCGTGTTAATGATGCTGTTAGCTTTCGTCGAAGGAAGATTAAGTTCCTTTAACATCTGCGTAAGCATCGATCTGATGTATTTATCAGACGTACCGTTCATAGAGCATTTCTTCGTGGACCAGTTAGCAAAAGTCTTAAGAGACTTCGCGTAGTTAGCCTTTCTGATAGAAATAATCGTTTGAATCTTCGATTCCATTATCAATAGAATATAGTAATTCTTTTATTCACTTTCTATATATTATTCTATTACTTAAACTTTTAAAGTCTAAGTGTAATTTCGAATCATTTTTTTATTTCTTTAGCCTATTTACACTATACATACACCAATATTACAATTTTCAGCTCTATAATCCTTAATGAATACTGGTTTCTTCACCTTCTCTCCAAAGAAATAAAACTTTGGTGAATATTCAAGCTTTTCTACTCTCCATAAATGTCCTGTAAACGTAGAAACATTGAATTTTACAGTATCTTTATTAATCAAAAACCCCCACGTCTTTTTACCCTTATAGTTTACATAACTTACCAAATATTCTTCATCATTATGTTCTTCATTTAAAATGAATGATAAAACTACTTTTTTTGAACCTTTTTTTGATTTTTCTGATCTTCTTGATATACGTTCATTATACGAGACCGAAGAGAGCGGTTCAAGAACAACCCTCGCATTAAGGCTTCTACTAACTTTTTTGGTCCCATTATAGATATTGGATATAATTTTGAAACCATAAGGGTCGTGTTCTGCAATACCATATGCCCCTACTGTAGGCAATTTGTTCTCAGAATCCGCAAAATCACCTCTTCCATTAAATAACCACATAGACATTTCCGCAAAATATTCTTTATAATTGGATAAAGCATAGGCTTTTCTACCATCTGGTTTTTTCCAAATATTTGAATCAGATTTCGCATTTTTATATGCTTTATTTATATCATGTCTCGCATAATCATCTAATCCATCTCCCATTATTGCATGCGCTGTTTCGTGAAAAAATATGCTTTTATTGTTTCTTGAATATTCACTTTTTATTCCTTGTTGTATCAAATTTTCTTCTCCACAAAATACATTTTGCCCATGGCGCATTCCCCTACATTCGTCCACGCTTCTGCCTTTATTTCCATAACCTTTCTCTAAACCTTTCATATGTGAATGTTCAGGTAAATCAGTCATCTTTTCTTTTATAGCAATAATATTGAAACCAACTTCATTATCTATCATATTTTGATTTACATGTTTTGAGGTATTCCGTAACATATGTTGAAGTCTTTCACAAGCAACAATTAGGGATTTGTCTTGTACATTTTTCGAACCTCTAATTTCCATCCCATTACAAACTAATTTTTTCTTATAAAATCTATGTTCATTCTTTTCAACATTTCCAATTTCATAGGCACATTTGGCTTTATTATTTAGAATAAATAGGGATGAGGCTGGAAAAACAAATTTGTTTAGCTGATTCATTTAGATAAATATAAGATTATCGTTTTAAATAGAAATATGAGAGTTTTTAACTTTTCAATTGGAAGTATGTGTAGAGGGCTAAGCGTTTTAATGCTTGTTAATATGTTTCAAAATATACAAGCCAGTCGAGATGAATTTAACAAATCTGATTGGACATTTTACATTGTTTCTGCAGGACTTTCTGCTTTCTTCGCGGCATATGGCATCGGAGCAAATGATTTAGCAAATGTTTTTGGCACCTCTGTTGGGTCTAAATCATTATCCGTTAAACAAGCTATTGTTTTGGCAAGCATTTTTGAATTTTCAGGTGCAGTTTTAATGGGTTCTAATGTAAATAAAACTATTAGAAAGGGAATTGCTGATCCGGGTTGTTTTTCCGATAATCCAGGGCTAATGATATATGGAATGACAGTAGTAACATTTTCCGTAGGTATCTGGCTAGTTTTGGCAAGTTATTTTGAAATGGCTGTTTCGACGACGCATTCCTGTATTGGAGGTATTATCGGTATGACTCTGATGTCGAGGGGCCATAGGTGTGTTATATGGAATTATAGCAAAAACGATTATGGTAATGGGACAGTTAATATGGGCTGGGACAATTTTCCGTGGCTAGACGGTGTATCAGAAATTGTAGTTTCTTGGATTATTTCACCTATTGCTTCAGGCATTTGTGCAGCTTTTATATATGGAACTATCAATTTGTTCATTTTAAGATACGAAAATTCTTATCAAAGAGCTAAAATCGGGTTTCCTATTATTGTATTTATAACTACAGCACTAAATGCATCATATTGGATTATTAAAGGTACAAACGGGCAAACTGAAAGATTTGGTACTTCTAGATTGGTAAGAGAAGCCAAATCTGGTAATTTATGGCCTACTATTAAGGTGTCACTTATATTTGGTGGAGCTTGTAGTTTTTTAAGTATGGTATTGCTTACAAATATTATCAAAAAAATTGACAATAAAAAATATTCAAACAACTCACAAAATGTTGATGTAGAAGATGTAAAATTAGATGAAAT